GGGTGACCATGCGCACGTAGCCGAGCACTTCGTTTTCAGCGTCCGACAGCGCAGCGTCAACGACGCCGGTATCCTCGCCGCTGGTGCTGTCACGGTCGGCCAAGCGTGCGACGTCGGCAGCGCCCAGGCGCGTGTCAAGCTCGGTGCGGGTAAGGATGGCCATGGCAGGTCAAGCGGCTGCTTTGCCGCGCTTTTGCTTGGGCTGCGGAGCTACATCCGACGTCGCAATGGCTACATTTGGCGTCGCAACAGGCTCAGCAAGGCCAGCATCGACCCATGCCTGCACGGTGTCAGGCGGCGCTTGCACCAGCAGGCCAGGGTTTAACCACTGACCGCTGGTGGTGCTAAAGGCGCGCAGGATGCGGGCGGTTTGCATGGCGCTTTAGTTGCTGCTGTTAACCTTGACCAACACGGCGGGCTGGTGACACAGGGGCAGGCTGTTGCACTGGGTATGGATGACCGTGCCGCGTCCGCCTTCTTTGTCCCAGGTCTTGACGTAGATGGGCAGGCCGATGGTGTTGGCCGCCTCATTGAAGTCAGCCGGGGCGTAGTAGGTGGCGAAGGTGTCCATAGTGCCAACCGGGAACGCGTGCCCTTCGCCCGATGTGATCAGCGCCGTACCATTGACGCTGCCACGGTATTCCTCGAAGGTGATGCCGCCGAAGGTGAACCCTGCGCGCAGGTCGGAACCCAGGCGCACGGCGGCCTCAGAGTGATACTTGTAGGCGTCGATGACCTTGGCGTGGTTAATCAGCTTACTGTAAAACGCAGGGCTGACCAGCACACGAATGGCGTTCATAGCGTCGCCCTTGAGGTTGTCCTCGATCTGGTTACGCACGTCGGCGCACTTGGCCAGGATATCGGTGGTAGAAGTGCCCAACACAAAGTCCACCGTGGTTTGGCTGACGCCAAAGGTGGTGAACATGTTGGCCAGCACGCTTGAGCCGTCGGCGTTGTAGACGATGCCCTTCAAGGCGCCCATGCGCTTGTATTCGAGGGTGATATCGTGGCGGGCGCGCATACGCTGCAGGCGCCGGGCGACTTCAGTGGTCATGTCGGCCAGGGCGTTGTCGGTGCCAAAGGCGCGCACGTCTTGTACGTCTGCGGCCGTGACCAAATCTTCATGCACGGTTTGCTTGATGGCAAAGCTGAAGGTTTTGCGGTCGATTTTGCTGGCCACTGTGCCTTCACCGCCCCATTCGTGGCTGGGCAGCAAAGATAGAGTTCCCGATTGTTCCTCGATCACAACGGCGCGGTTGCGCACGCCACGGTCGGCAAAGAGGCCAAGGCTGTTGACACGACCCCACTGAATGGGGAATTTGTTGATGGCAGCGGTGAGTTCGGCCAGGCTAAAGTCGTTGAGTTGCATGGTTGGTTACTCCCTTAAACGGTGGTGCGGCAGAGGATGCCTGCGGCTTTGAGGTCTGCGTAAGCGGCGTCTTTTTCGCCCTGGGTGGTGACGCCTGCGCCCCATACCAGCGCTTCTTTGGCCAGGATGGCGTGGCGGGCGATGATGACGCCTGGTGCGTCTGCGGCGCTGGCGTTGACGGCTGCGGTCATGATTCCGACTGCGGTTTGTGTGCCGTCTGATGCGTCGTTGTCATAGGCGGCGATCTTTCCGCTGGCGGTGACGCGACCAACGACGGTGCCAATGGCGAGGTTTTGGCCGCTTAAGACGGTGACATCCTCGCGGCTGTAGTTTTGCTCTTCCTCCATTTTGACGAAGGCGCTAAGGGTTGCGGGCATGGTGCTCATGGCGTGTGGTTCCTTGCGTTAAACGTTGATCTGGCGCTGGGCGCTCAGGGTTTGGACGGCTGCCAGCAGCGACTCGCCAGCGCCAGCCGGTGCTTTTTGCTGCCCTGCACGCTGTGTGGCCTGCGAGCTAAACAGCGTTTCGTCCGCCTTTTTTGTGCCCGCGCGGGTGGCGCGCAACGTAGTGGCCATGGCGGCAAAGCTTGCCTCGGTCATGTCCATGTAGGGTTTGGCTGCGTCTCCTTGCGGCACGTCCTGGCCGAGGTCGGCAAACAGGGCGGATAGGTCTGCACTGCGGCGCTGGGCTGCGGCGGCACTGGCTGCGGCTTGCAGCTCGGTAACTGTGGTGGATAGACGCTGCACGTCGGCGGTGAGGCCGTCGATCAGCGTTTGGTCTTCGGCACTGCGAGACATACTGGCGTCCTTTCGGGGGGTGATGGGTTGCACAGAAAGCGTCTGTGCGGCGCGCGTCTGGGGGTCTGCGCCAACAGCGACGAATGAGACTTCTCGGATCAAGGGTTGCTCAAACACGGCTTTGACGTTGATTTGCTGACCGTTGACCGTGATGGGTTCGGTTACCTCGCGCACGTTGGCGCTCATGCCAACGCTCATTTGCAGGGGATACCCCTCTGCCATGAGGGCGGCGATTTGCTTGCCTGATTCGGTGCTGGTGGTGAGCTCGCCGTCGATGGCCAGGCTGGTGACGCCGGATGCGTCGGTCAGGGTGCGGATGCGACCTTTGCCGCACAGGGCTTCGATGCGGGTGTCGTGATCGACCAGGACGGGCAGCTCGCTACCCTGGGCGTTTTGCAGAGTTGAGAGGTCAATGGCGACGTCGCCGCGCCAGCCGTAGCTTGGCACGATGCCGCCGCTGTAGGCCACGCCGGTGAACCGCACGGGTGCGCCTGCTTCGGGTTTGCCGCCGGTTGCGTCAGCTTTGAACTGCACGCGCTGGGGCGCAAAGGTCAGCGTGAGGGCATGGGGTGATTGCATGGGCGCCGATGGTGGCGGCGCGCGGGCGGTTTGTCGGTGTGAATGCGTTCAGCGGGTGGGGGTAAACGAAATGCTGTGGGCGGGTTTCGTTTAACGGGAAAACGGGGCTGGAAAGTTTCGCGTTAGCGCTCTGGCTTGGGGTCGAGCCAAAAGCCAATGGCTGCATCTTGCCGGGCATCGGTGTCGTGCAGCCATTTGAGTTCGCGCAGCGCAGACAAGATGCCACCACCATCGGCAAAGCGGGTGTTGCAGTTGAAACACTGGCCGGGAGCTTCGCGCGCGGTAACGGGCAGCATGATTTCGACGCCGCAGTGGCGGCAGACGATGCGCAGGCCTTTGATGCGCGAGGCGGGGATGGGGGCGGTGTCGGTCATGGCTGGATTTTGCTCCTTGCCCGCACGCTGTCAGCGTGAACGGGTTCAGGCCAGCAATCACAGGTCGAAAGGATTGCCTCTGTTATCAGTTGCGCCTTGAAGCAGTTGCTTTATACTTACGCTGCGCCCCGTGGTTGGCTGGGCCTTCTGAAGTTCGGGTAACTCCGAGCTGGAGTAGGAAGGCAAGATCCCCAGCGGGGCGTTTTCTATTTCAATTGCTGACAGCGCGTGCAGCATTCTTGGGTCGCCATAGTCTTTGACGGTCAAGCGCACCCGGTATAAATTCCCAGAAAGCAAGAGCGGCACGTAGAGCCGAAGCACCGCAACCACGTCAGGGTTATGGTGCCGTTCATCAGCATGGCGCTCTGCCACTACAGAAAAACGCGCTAACCGCTCAATTCCAGCAACAGCTTTCAGCTCGGCGGTTGACTGGTCTGCGTTGTCGCCCATCTTTTTGCGACTCTTTCCATTGATTTTCAGCAACCAGCCAGCGTCCAGGTTAATCAATCCTGACTCTTTTTGCAGGTTGCGCAGGTGTGCATCAGCCTGCTTTGCCAGTGCCAGATAACGCAAGCCAGCGCCAAATTCGTCCCCAGTGAGTTCCACCAAAGGCACAGTGCCAAGATCAGCCAAACCGGGACGCTGCCCCCAGAAGTTAAGGCTCTTCAAGGTGGGTTCTGGCACTTCGGCATTCATGGCTGTCAAAGCATTGTAGGCAGCCGTTTGGCACTGTACGGGTGTGCCTTTGATCTTGTTGGCGAATGTTTGCACGGCACACACGGCAAGCCTATCGCGCATCAGCCGCCCCAGCGTCTTGCCCCACTCCCTCGGATCACTGCCCCACCCCGCATCCGCCCCACCCTCTGCGGGAACGTTCTGCGTGACGCCGCCTTTTGCCATGGCCTGGGCGCGGGAAAGCTGTTTGAGTGTGCAGCGGCAGCGGTGGCCAAGCGGAGGGCTTGCAGTTTTCCAAAATGCATCATCCACGGGCTTGATGACGCCATCGAGCGCAAGGTGTGACGGGCGCACGCGGCTATCGTTGATGGCGTCATACATCAGGTAGGGCAGCGCTTTGGCGGATTCTTCAAAGCTGCGCCAGTGCCCGGCCTGGTAGGCGGTTTGAACGGCGTTGCGATAGATGGTTTCCAGGCGGTGGTGCGGCAGTGACCAGTCTTGCGTTTTTGCCCATTTCTGAAAATCTGCCAGCGTGCCGCCCTCTGCCTGCATCTTGGCCAGCGCATCGGCCACCGCTTGCACCTGGTCGAGTTTGGCCAATCCGCTGACGGTGAATGCCTGTGCGCGCTTTTCGGCAGGTAGGCTGTAAAACTGCGCTGGCGGGATGACGCCCAGAGCGCGCGCCTTGGCAATGGCGACGTCGGCGTCAAGGTCGAACGGGATGCGAAAGGCGGCCATGCTCTGGCAAGCCTTACTGCGCTGGCGCGCCTGCGGTGTCCTTTGGCTGGGCTTTGTGGGCCTGCCCATAGCCCATCAGATCAGCGGCAAACAGGGCGCGCTCAAGCGTGCGGCGAAACTGCGCATCATCGCTATCTTGCAAAGCAACCCCTAGGCGCTCGATCAAATCTTCAGGGCTGTTTGCCCCTGCAATTGCACTGGCGATGGCTTTGTGCTGGATCGGGCTGATGAAGTTGGCCAAGGTGCGATCAATTTCGTCTTCAATGGCTTGCTGCCCGGCGGTGAAGCGGGGCTTGGGGTCGTGCACACCATCAACGAATTTGTAAGGCAAGGATGCGCTTGTCGCTGTTGGCGCTACGGTTACAGGATTGGCCGGGGTTGTCTCAGGCATGATGAAGTCTGAATCTTCCAGGGCGTATTTCTCGCGCAGGTACTCGGGCGTAAAGGTGAGCATACCGGCCTCTACCAGGATCTTGTCACGCTCGGCTCGGTCCATTTCCAGGCCGCTGCCGTCTTCCATGATGAAAGTGGGAGCCTGAGGGATGCCGTTCATAGCGGCCAGCAGGTTGAGCACGCGCTGCACGGTCTGGCTGATCAGGGCGACGTCAGCGCGCTTTTTCTCTTGACGCACTTCGTCGTGCACCTGTCCCAGGGCGCGGTTACCGCTGCCTCCGTCTGTGCCGCTGGTAAGGGTCTGCCCCAAGATCAATCGTTGGATGCGCCGGGCGCAGGCGGTCTCAAATTCGGTGAATTTGTTTGGGCTGTTGCCGGGTGTGTCAACGGTGGCGATGGAGTCGGTGTCATTGACGGCCATCACCGGCGCTGTTGTGACCTGGCGCAGCAGATTGAGCAGACCTTCCTTATCGCCCATGGTTTTGCCGTACAGCAGGGGCATGGCGGCTTGCTCGAGGAACTTGGCCCAGAACTTCCAGCCGTGGGTGCGGAAGAACCATGGCCAGTAGGCTTTTGCCAACAGCGCGTCGCCCATGGGTTTGCGCAACGACCCGTCGCGCACGGTTACGATGAATTTACGCGGGTCGCAGGGCTGGGTGTTGTCGCGCCAGACCAGCGTGCCGTCTGGCTGTACGGTGAACCAGTCAAAGGGGCATTCAACTAGTGTATTGACGCCCATGGCCAGGCCACGCGCGCCGTCTTCGGCGCGGGCATAGACAATCTCAAAAACACTGTAGCCGTAGGGCACGGCAGACCAGGCGCAACGCATGAGCTGTGGCATGAAGCCGGGGGCTTTGAGGTGCTGCTCAAACGCGGTGCGCACACGGGCGCTGGGGTGTTCGATGCGCCATGGGGTGTTCATGGCAGCGTCTCGGCGGGTTTCTAAGGCGGCAGATACTTCATCGTCCCACTCGATGGCGCGCAGTTTGTCTCGGCTGATACCGAGTTTGGCTAGGAGGTCGTCGGGGTCGCCCATCCAGCCGATGCGGGTGAGCGCGCGCTCGATGGCGTAGGATGACCCGAGGGCGGCAGAGTCTGATTTTGCAAGTGCTGTGGTTGCCATGGACGGTGATGATGGCGGCGTCAATCCTCGGTGTCGGCCGGAACGTGTTCACTCTTTGCAAACATGGCCATCAGGGGGTGCGGTGCGGGCGCATCAAACAGCGTGCGTTGCCGCGATGCGGTGGCGTTGTCGATCTCGCGCTGGTGTTGCTGCGCCAGCTTGCGCACCCCACGCTCGGTGTAGGTGACGGTGTATTTGAGCTGTGCCGATATTTGCGCAAAGCTCAGGCCTTTGGCGCGCAGAGCTGCAACCTCGGCGCGGCGGGCGGCAATGGCACTGCGGTGGTTGTTGGCGATGTACATGCCTTCACTGCCAAAGTGTTCGCACAATGTGGCTGCGGCGCTCTCGCCGATGATGCCAACCAGCTGCTCCCATGTTTTGCCCTGCGCGTGCTTTGGAATCTTGATGCTTAGGCCGCCCAAGGCTTGTGACAGTCGGGCGGCTGGGCCTTGCCCAATGTACTCGGCCAGCGCGGTGAGGCTGACGCAATGCTTCAAAACACGCGGCTCCCGGCGCTAGAGTATCCGGTGGTGCGATGCAGTCCGCTCCAAGCGATGGCCAGCGCCATCACGCCGTCATCGTGCCCGCCCTTGGGCGCGGCGTAGCGCATACCTCCGCTGGGCAGGCGTTCCTGGTCAAAGGCCATGAGTTCGTCAATCAACCAAGGCACGTTGGGCAGGTGGATTGACCCGTTCTCAAATGCCAGCGCCAGCGCCTCGATGGCCTGAGTCTTGCTGGCCGCGCTGGTGTGAAAGGCTTGCACGGGCAGGCGCATGCGCTGCAGTTGCTCGATCAGCGGCCCGCCCATGCTGTTTGACTCGGCCAGGATCGGAGCTTTTGGGAAGCGCTGATGCAGGGCTTGCAGGCGCTGCAACTGCACCGCGTAGTCGATGTCGGTGAAGCGGTCAATCGCCACCACTGCGCCGCGACGGGCATCAATCGTGACGAACACGGTGAAGTCGTTGTGACGTCCCCAATCCACGCCGATAACGTAAGCCGCGCCGTTTTGGATGTCGCGCGCCTGGTGCGGGTCTGTTGGCAATGTGCTGTCAACCGCATCGGTAACGCGCCTGAACACGCCAGCGCCCTCTTGCAGAAACTGCGCCAGCACCTCTTGAGCAAACACACGCTCGGGGCTGGTCTGCCGCTTTTCCTCCATCCAGCCGGGTGTGAGGTGCGGGTTGTCCATGCTTGGCGCGGTGAACGATGCCCAGTCTGGCTTGCGCTTGGGGTTGTCCGGGTTGCCGTTTTGCCACAGCTCCCAGAAGTAGTTTCGCCCGTAGGGTGTGCTGATGAACCAGGCATCGCCATTGAGGTCGGCCAAGGTGTACTCGATGGACTGCTCCCACGCGTCTTTGAGGTGGCGGGCATGGGCAGCTTCGTCGACCACCACCCGGCTATAGAAGTTGCCACGCCCACACGACATCGGGTTTTCCAGCGTCCAGAACTCGATGCTGCCTCCATTCTTGAACTCGATCAGCGGGCGCGGGCTGGTGACGGCACGCTTGATGACGGGCGCATACTGGCGGGCAATGCCTTTGAACACATTGCTGAAATAGCTGTCGTTGGGGGCGTACCAGGCGGTGGGCTTGCCCGCACCTAATGCGCCACGCTTTGCACCGTTGACGATCAGCTCGGTGAGCAAATGGGTCTTTCCAAACCTTCGCCCCATGCAGGCGACGTTACGGGCTGCAGGCGCGGTCAGGATGCGCTGCTGCCCTGGGTGCGGGGTGAAGGTGTGCAGGGTTAGTCGGGTCATTTATGCGTTTTCAGGTCGCGGCGCTTGTGGGGACTGCGTTGGGTGCTATTGGGTTTGTAGCGTTTGGCAATAGCCACTGGTCAATCACTGCGCGTGCGACTTGCTCGGTCATCTTGGGCGGTACTGACATGCCGATCATGTATTTACCGATCTTGTCGG